TCACACCGCTGGCAATCGTGAGCGCCTCGGCCACGCCAAACGAGAGGCGATCAAACGCCTGAATGCCGTTGAGCGTGTGCTCCAGGTGCAGTTTGAGGTCGGCGATTGGCCCCAGCACGTCGTTGGCGTCAATGTTTTGCGTGTCGACGATTGCGGAGGTGTCTACTGCCAGTGTGACCATTTACGCTCCTACGCCACCATGCCAGGCACGCGGCTGCGTCGTTTGCCCACCCGCCCGTGACCCCGTCCCAGCGCGACAGGCGATGGGCGACCATCGAAGGGGTAGGTGCGCCCCATCCCGCTGTTATAGAGCCAGGCGCGCTCCTGCGTGGTCAGGATGCGTTTCCAGAAAGCCACCTCGCATAACCGCCCATCCAAGAAACTGGCCCCGTTGGCACTTGCACCCAGGTTCAAATCGGCGGTGGAGGTAATGAATGCTCCGGCGGTGGCCGCGCTGTCCACGCCCGTCATGTTGACCTCAATATTGATCGTATCGGCCACCGAGTCGTGCCAACCCGTGACGAAGTACCAGGTCGCCGTCGCGGGCGCGCCCAGGGTATCTGCACTCACCGTCACAATCGTCGGGCCGCTTCGGAAGCCGATGGCCTGGAAACGAGTGCCGCCCCATCGCAGTGCATATTCGCGCTGTGTCGAGCCGTTGTCCTTCCCGACCAGGTACATCGCCGTGCCCGGCAAGGTGTCGTGATAGACCCAGCACGCCAACGTCCATTCAATATCGCCCGTTTGCAGCGCGCTGTCCGAGGTTGCCACCAGTCGCTCGCTGCTGGTCGCCGTGAACTGTCCGGCATACACCGCTCGGCCCTGCGCCTGCGTCACCGTATTGGTATCGGTGAGCGCGTGCTGCGCCAGCGCACTCTCACGGTTGCCGCTTGCCTCGTGCAGCGGCCAGTAATCAATCAGGGACGACAGTAGACTTCTCACGTGGCCGACATCCGGTTCACATAGCCGCCGATCATGACCACATTGCCCGTCGCCGCGAACGCGCGCACGACCAGGCTGTTCTGCAAAATCAACCCTGGCACGACCAGCACCAGCCCCGACTCGGCGGGAATGGTGATTTCAATCAGGTCGTCGGGTGACGTCGTGCCGCCGAACTCAATGGTCAGCTTGCGGTTGACCGTATCGGAGTTGACGGCATACAGCCAGATTTCGTCGTAGTTGTCCGCACCTGTGGCCGCCTGCGCCGTGTGGATGAGCGTGCCCGCCGACGCCGTTTGCACCACCTTAATCATGCGCCCATCGGTGGAGCCGGAGAGTTCGATTTTGCTAAAGGTTGCCATACGGTCGCTTTCTAGCTAAACACCTGAATCTGCAAAATATCCGGCTGCGACACCGCCCCGCCGCCGTCGCCCAGCACGCACCACTGCGACCCCAGGCAGAAGGCAATCGCGATCTTGTTGCCCGTCAGCGTCAGGTTCTGCGCCGACCAGGTGGTGATGTTGCCCGTGCCGTGCTTGATCGTGATGGTGTCGCCCGCGTCCGCCTTGAGGATCACGAGCCGGTGGTTCTGCGCCGTAATGGTGGCGAGGTCGTCTGCCGTTCCCGTCTCCGCCGCCACCGTGTGCACGAGCTGCGTGGGCGTGATCGTGTCGGTGGCGAGTGTGAGGATGGTCGGCGCGACAAACAGCAGCCGCTCAATCGCCTGCACGCCGTTGATCGTGTTCTCCAGGTGCGCTTTCAGGTCGGCAATCGCCACCAGCACGTCGTTGGCGTCAATGTTTTGGGTGTCGACGAGTGCGGTGGTATCCACCGCCAGGGTAATCGTCATACGTACCGCTCCGGGTACTGCACGCGCACCACTGCCTCATCCGTTGTGTTGGCGAACAGCACCTTGAGCGAGTTCGACCCTGGCAGCAGCCGCAGCCAGCTCGCGTTGCGCGCCTGGAAGTTCGTGCCATAGGCTCTGGCCCCGTTCAGCCACACGCCCAACCGCTTCGCGTCAATGAACAGGTAATCAAGCGCAGCCAGCGTCCCGTTGTAATGCACCTCGTCCACCACCGTCCCGTTCACCATGCGCCGCACAATGGGGTCGGTGGCGCTCTTGCCGGCAGAGGGGCGGATGGAGACCGTCGGCAGCGTGAAGGCGTTGCCGTTGTTGGTGAGCGCAATCGTGGCGCTGCCCGTCACCGTCGTGCCCGTCCCGCCGCCCCACTTAGAGGTGCCGTCGCCCCACTTCACCGCCGCCCCCTGCCCCCACACGATGCCGTTCCCCTTCGTGTACCAGAAGGGGTCGGCAGCCTGCCAGGTAATGGTGGCGCTCTGGTGTAAATCCGAGTGCATGTGCACCATGTCGCTCATGGTGATGTTGTTGAGGCGCGCCCTCGTCCAGCGCTCGGCGAGGCCCGTGTCGGTGGGCTGCATGTACAAGACCCCCACGCCCCAGTCGGCCATCTTCTTGAGGAGGTCGCGCTTGGGGTGCATTCCCTCGCGTGTCTCGGACACCAGGTGCATTTGCTGGCGAACCGTGCCGATCTCGGAGAGCGAGCGAGCGCTGCCCAGTTGGTCGAAGCCGCCGTGCGCGAACGGCAGCCGCGTGGTGCGCGTCACCAGTTCGGCGAAGTTGTCGCTGTACGTCTCCAGGATCACGTCGCTGGCTGTGAAGTCGTAGGTATTGCCAGCCGCCACAAAGCGCTTGAGGGGCATCAGCCGTTCCCCCGTGCGTAGTAGCGTTCCATAAACTCCGCTTCGAAGCCGCGTGCCGCCGCCCGCCCCTCCGCCTCGCTGTTGGCGTGGATGGTCAAATTCTCGATATTGATGCCGCCGCCCTTGCCGCCTGCGCCACGCTGGTTCTCCGCCGCCGTCAGCACCCGCTCGCCCGGATCGAGCACCGCCAGCATCCGGCTCGGCACGAAGTCAATCCCGCTCGCAAAGGTAGGGATGCCCGCGTTCGCCAGAAACTCGCCGCTGCCTGCCGGGACGCCTGCCGCTGCCTGCTGGTTCAGACCCAGCAGCTCGCGCACGCTCTGGATGGCATCGCCCACCAGCGAGATCAACCGGTTGACAAAATCAATCACTGGCTGGATGAAGTTGCGCCCGATCCACTGGAAGCTGTCGCGGAACCAGTTGAGGAGCGCGGTCACGTGCGGCCTGACCGCATTCCAGATGCCCACCAGGATATCCACCAGCGTCTGGATGATCGGCACCACCACGTCCTCGATAAAGTGCGTGACGAGCGGCAGACCGGTTTCGGTGAACCAGGTGAACAGGTCGCCGAGCGCTGGCCCCACCACTTCCCAGATGGTCATCAGGATGTCAATCACGGTTTCGATCACCGGGCGCAGCACCGTGTCCCAGACGTTGGTGATGAGCGGCAGCCCGTCGGTCACCACCCAGTCGAACAGGTTTTGCAACCCCGGCTGCACGCGCGTCCAGATTTCGCCCAGGATGCCGATAAAGCGGTCAATGGCGGGCATCACCACCTCTTCGACGAAGGCGCGCACGCGCGGCAGGGCGCTGGTGATGAACCAGTCGTAAATGGCCGCCAGGCCGGGCTGAATGGTGGCCCAGGCGCTGCCCAGAATGCCCAGCAGGCGCTCGATGATGGGCTGCACCACGTCGCGGATGCCGCCGAAGTTGGTCATCCAGGCCACCCCCAGCGCCGCCACCCCGGCGATCAGCAGGCCAATAGGCGAGAGGATGAAGCCGATCACCGTGCCAATCGCCCCCAACGCCGTGCCCACCACGATCAGCACTGGCCCGGCGATGGCGAGCGCTCCGGCGACGAGCGCAATCTGCCCCGCCAGTTCCGGGTTGGCGTTCACCCAGTCGGTGACGCCGTTCACCACCTCGATCACCTGTTCCACCAGCGGCTGGAGCACGTTCTCCATGAGGGGGGTGAGCGCCTCGATCATCAGCGTCTCTACCGACCCCTTGAGGCTTTCCATTCGCCCGCTGAAGGTGTCCATGCGGGCGGCAGCCACGTCGGAGGCGCTGGCCGACTCATCCATCCGCGTCTGCATCTCCTCCATCGAGATGCCTGCCGTCAACGCAGAGAGGCCCATCTGCCCGAACGCCCCGCCGAGATCCGCCAGGGTGCGGGTGCGCTCCTGGTCGCTCATGCCCGCCATCGCAACCGACAACTCGCGCATCACATCTTGCAAGGGGCGCGCGCGCCCCTGCACGTCGAACATCGAGATGCCCAGCCGCCGCCACGTGCCCTGCACCTTATCGGTGTCGCTCGTCATGTTGCGCAGCATCGAGCGCAACTGCGTGCCCGCCTCGGCGCCTTTGATGCCGTTCTCGCTGAAGATGGCGAGGATGGAGGCGGTCTCGTCCACGCTGAGGCCAAATTCGGCAGCGATGGGCCCGATGTTGGCGAAGCCCTGCCCCAGCCCGGCCATATCGGCGCTCGACGCCCCGGCAGCACGGGCGAGGGCGTCCACCACCATGCCCGCGTCCTCCACCCCGAGGTGGAAGGCGGCCATAATGTCCGTCACCACGTCCGCCGTTCTGCCCAGGTCTTCGCCGGAAGCGGCGGCGGCGTCAAGCACCGCCGGCAGCGTGGCGATCGCCTCCTCCGCCGTCTGCCCCGATGCGAGCAGTTGCAGGAAGGCTTCGGCGGCCTGCTGGGCAGAGAATGACGTTTGAGCACCCATCTCCAGCGCCAAATCCTTAATGCGCTCAAGGTCGGCGCCAGTCGTGCCCGTGCGCGCGGAAATCTCCGCCATGGCGCTCTCGAAGTCGGCGGCGACGGTTATCCCGGCCACGCCGAAGGCCATGATGGGTGCAGTGAGGACGGTGAGCTGCGATCCCAGCCCGGCCATCTGCTGGCCGACGCGCGCGATCCCGTCGCCGATGCCCGCCAGGCCGCCGGAGAAAATCCCCTGCGCCTGCGACATGGCCGACCCCACGCCGGAAGCGTCAATGATGACGCGCCCGTGCGCGGTGCCCAGATCAAACCCGCCCCCGCCGCCAAAAACCACTTACTTGCTCCTCACTCGTATACCCCGCACGCCTGCCAGGTCTGCCGTCCGGATGGTTGGCCGCTCGCCCAGGCACCACTCCAGGCTGTGGCGGCGCTTGCCCTTATCGTCACGCTCGTCGTACTTGTTCTGCACCGTGCGCCCGAAGCTGAACACGGCATGATCCACCATGTAAGCGACCCAGGGGTCATCCATCGCCAGCAACTGGCTCGGCCTCGTGTGGAATTCCTGTGCCATCCGCCACAGCGTCCACGCCCGCCACTTGTCCCGCAGGAAACTGGGCGGCGGCGGCCACCTCCCGCGCCTGCTGGAAACCGTAACTAAAGATGTATTCGCGCTCCTGTGCGACCAGATCGCCGATCTCGATCTCGTCCTCGTCGTAGTTGGGCGTGTCGCTGATGCGCGGCGAGATCAGCGTGGCGCGGATGATGAGGTTCATGAAGCGGTTGACCTGCGGCAGGTCTTCGGCGCCGATGTCCCAGCCCGTTGTCGCTTTGCCGTTCTTCCGCCTGCTGCCCGGCTTCAAGCTGTCGAGAAGCTGCTGGGTGAGCGCTGCCGGCACGTCGCCCTCCGCGTTCGCCATGATGAGCGCGGAGATGTCAGGCCGCCGCAGCAGCACCGTCATACCCCTGCCGGGGAGCTTGTGTGCTTCGATTTGCTCGTGAAACTGTTGCGCGCGATTCACGGTGTCTCCTTATTTTGCCCGCCCGTGCAGCTTTGCTGCGTCCACACCCCGGAGGGGCGGGCGGGTGCAAATTAATTGGCGGTGAAGAAGGCCAGGAAGTTTGCCCCGGTCGCCGGCGCCGTCCACATGGACGCTTGCTCGTAGCTCTCGATCTGGATCAGTTCCAGGACGCTCGCCACCGCGATGGGAATGGCATAGCCATCGGTCTCGGACATGTTGAACTTGTTGGCCTTGCCGTCCAGTGTGAACTTGGGGAAGGCGTCGAGCTTGACGCACTGCAACCCGACGGCCTCCAGCCCGCCGTCGTCGGTGGGCGCTACCCCGATCACGCCGAAGTAGGGCAGCCCGGACCCACCGGCGCGCACGCGCGTGGTGCGTTTCTGGTTGGGCGTGAGGCCACTGGTGTAGTTGGACATGCCCGTCATGGCGGCAAAGGCGTCAAAGTCTACGCCGCCCGCCCCCAGCTTCACCTTCGCACCCCTGAGCACCGACAGCAGTGCGCCGGTGACGCCATAAGACGGCAGCTTGTCGTTGTCGGCCTCGGGCTCGATCTCGATCATCTGGCCGTCGGCCAGCGCTATCGGCGTCGAGTAGCTGTTCAAGGTTTTGCTATACGCGGCGACGATGCAGTCCGTCAGCGTATAGGCGATCTCTGCGAATTCGCGTGTACCCGGCACTTAAATGCCTCCTTACTTATGGTGGATGAAACAAAAAAAACGGCGTCGTATCCCCCTTCCGCGAAGGGATACGCGCCGCGCGCGTGTCTATGGTTATTCTAGCACATAAGTGCTATAGCATCGCTCAGTAGCGCCGGGTCACTTCCACGAAATAGCGGCTGGTTCGCATCAGCGCGCCGCCCAGCTCGTCGGCCACCCCGTCCGGGCCGTCGTCCACGTAGTGGATGAAGCACAGCCGGGCGTCGTCCGCCGTCACCTGCTTCCGGTCCAACACCACCTCGGCGCGCCGCAACATCTGCTCAATGGTAGCATAGCTTGAGTCGGCATACGCCCACAGTTGGAAGAAGCGCTGCCGCCCGCGCGTGGGGCCGTAGCTGGACATGGACTTGGACTCGGTGCTCCACGTCAGCACGGCCACTGGCTTGATGCGGATCCCATCGGCCTCTTTCACCGCATTCTTTAAGGTCAGCCCGGTGCGCCCGGCGGTGTCCCAATCCTTGAGGCCGCCCGTGAGGAGCGCCATCAGCGTGGCGTCAGCGGCCAGGGTGGTGCGAACGATCGTTCTTAAGGTCGCCACTAGGAAAAAATCTCCCTGAGCATTTGGTTGATGGCCGCGTAATGGTTTTGCAGCGTGGGCAGGATGATGGCGTAACGCCCCTGGTTGGCGAGTTCCAAAAACTTGCCGTAGTCCATCCCGTGCGCCAGATAGATCGCCACCACATCTTTTGCCAGCTCCTCTTTGAAACCGCGCAAGGTCTGGCGCGCGTTCCCCGTCTGGTCCGTCCAGGTGGCGTTGTCTTTGGCGTAGGTCTCAAACTGCGCGGCGAAGTGGTCGGCCACCGCCTGGATCGCCTCGTAGACCTTCGCCTCGTAATTGCGCATTCCCTGGATGACGATGCGGTCGCTGCCGCCCCAGTCAATTCGTCCGCTCACTCGGCGCTCTCTCCCCTGGCCTCGACCTTGCCGATCATCGTCCGGTCTACATAGGTGATTTCGTAGACCACGCCTGCGAGCGCAAACCGGTCTCCCCGCTGCACGTCCAAGTCGGCCATGTCGCCGTGCCCGGACGTGCCGATCAGATACACATTGTCCGTGCCGGCAATCCCCGCGCCGCCCGCTGCCTCCGGCGTGGACGAGCGCGACCCGCTGGCGGGCACGAGCAGCACCGTCTGGGCCGCGAGCGGCGCGCCGTCCCGCACCAGGACGACGCTCACGCCCCGGTGGCCGATCATGAAGGCCACGCCCCCGGCGCGGTTGGCGTCATCGAGCCAATCTTCGAGGTTGCTCTCCTCGTCCCAGTTCATCCAGCGGGTGAAGTCCGGCATTATTTCCCGCCTATCTTCGCTTTATCCATGAATAGGCTTTGCATTTCACAAAATGCTGCGATGTACTTCACGTCCATATTCTGTTGTTCAGCGTACTCAAGTAACTGATGGCTGGCACACTGCGCCAAGTAAGGCGGCAACCGCTTGCCGAGCCACCTGTAGAAACCCTCTAGCCAATACCGCCAGCCGCGATAGTAGAACGGCCAGGTGTCCGTTACGGTGTCTTGGTTTTCTTCATGCTCGATCATGGATTGCGACTCTTCCACCACTGATCCGGCACGTTGCCGTTCTCATCCGGCTCGACCCGCGTCGGGTGCGGGTAGGCGCGCAGCCCCGCCACGCTCAACCCCGTCTTCTGCCCCATGGCCGCCTCCAGCGCCGGTTCGTAGGCCTTCAGCCGGTCTTTCAGATTGGCGACGATCTGGGAGAGTTTTTCGGATGTCGCCCCGGCGGTGTAATCGTGCAGCTTGGCGGCGTTGTTTAAGAGTCCCTCGAACATCAGCGCCTTCACCGCCTTCAGGTGGGTATACTCGTCCGCCGCGCCCGACGTGCGATCCCACAGCCGGTGCAATTCCGGGTCCTGGAACGCTTCGCTGACATCGCCCATGTCTGCCCTTAGATCAACGATCTGCTGCACGGTCATTGGCATAACCCACCTCCCTGTATCTGAGCGCATCCCGCACCACTTGCTCAACCCCCGCCACCGGCTGCCAGCCCAGGTCACGCAGAGCGCGCGAAGAGTCCGGGTATTTATCCGCCGCTTCGGCATAGCGCGGCCCAAAGATTGTCTGCGGGTCGACAAAGTGCATGTGCCCCTGACCCACGATCTTCATCACCATCACAGCCAGTTCGACCACACGAATCCGGTTCGCCGGGTTGCCCAGGTTGTAGACCGTCCCCGTTTGTCCCCGCTCCGCCGCCTGCACCAGCCCCTCGGCGATCTCGCGCACATGCGTGAACGCCCGCTGCTGCTGCCCATCGCCAAACACCGTCAGCGCCTCACCGGAGAGCGCCTGCTCGATGAAGCGCGGCACGACGAACCCCCCTGCACTCGATTGGCGCGGCCCGGCTACGTTGAATGGGCGCACGATCACGGCGCGCAGCCCGCTCGTGTTGAGGATCGCCGTCTCCGCCGCCAGCTTCGCCACCGCGTATTCCAGCCGGGGCGTGGTCTGGGCGACGAGTTTGCGCGGCATGTCCTCCCTACATAGGCCCCCCTCGCCGCCGCCGTACACCTCGCTGGTGGACACGTCCACGAGCACCGCGTCGTTTTGTTGCGCGAGCTTGATGAGCGTGTAGGCGTCGTCCACGATCTGGCGCACCATCTGCCCCGCGTGCGGGATGACACCAGCCGGGCCGACGGGCGAGGCGAGGTGGTAAATTTCGTCGTAGCGACGCCGATTGTGCTGGCCGTAGGCGATGTCCTGGATGTCAAAGGTCAACCCCTCCGGGTGTCCCAGGTCATCCAGCAGTTGGCCGGCCGGGACGGGATTGCTCGACAGGTTATCCACCACATGCACCTGCCGCCCACTTCTCAAGAGCGCCTCGACCAGGTGGCCGCCGATGAAGCCAAATCCGCCGGTGACGAGCGCTCTCACAGTGTGACCCTCGCTTCGGTCATGGGATGTCCTCTCGATTGTGGCCGGGGTAGGGTGCGTGGCGCGCGTCGGGCGCGATCCGGTACCCGAATTCCGCATTAAACGGCGTGGTAAACTGCTCGTCGCCCTTGTCGCCGCCCCATTTGCGGGTGTAATAGTCCCGGTTGCGCTTAAACGTCCACTCGTGCGCCGCCCGCGCCCCCTCGGTCGTCAGCGTCCGCAGCGTCTTGCTGCCTGCGTGAATCAGCACCGTATCCTTGACGGTGTGGCGGCGCAGCCCGGCCAGCGTCGCCCGACGGTACCAGTCCACGTCTTCGTAATAGATGGGGAAGAAATTCTCGTCGAAGCAGCCCACACCCTCCAGCGCAATCGGGTTGATCGCGGCCAGCGCCAGCAGCATATCGCCCTGCACCCTCAATTGCGCGTCCATGCCGCTCCCCGTCACCAGATAGGCGTCCCGCTGTGCATAAGCCGCCGCCGCGATCTTGTGCAAATCGGCGCGCGTCGCGCTCACGTCGTCGTTGGCAATCAGCGCCACGTCGGCCCCGCGCGCGTAAGCCGCCAGCAGCCCTTCGTTCCAGGATTTCGCCAGGCCGCGATTGATGCCGTAGGCGTTGTAGAACACGTTCGGGTGCAGCGCGATCCGGCGGCAGGCGGCCAAGATGTCCGGCGCGCGGCTGTGGAGGTACAGATGCCACGTCACGTCGTCGCCGTTCAGGCTCTCAAACAGCGCCCACACGTCGTCCGGCAGTGCATAGGCGATGAGGATGATGTGGATGTTCACCACAGAGTCTCCCTGAACATGCGCCAGCGTAGCCGCAATCGCGCTGGATACCGCTTGATGGTGTACAGCCACCCAATCCAGGGGCGAGCACGAACGAGATACCCATGTTCCACAGGCGTCCACTTCGACCAGAGCGGATGATAGAATCGGGTGTACAGGGATATTTTCATAGCAGCCGCCCGCCTTCCACCCACTCGTGGGGCAGTCGCTTCCCCTTCTTCGCATTGCAAACAGGGCACGAAATCACGATGTTGGAGGCGTCATTCCAGCCATCTCTAATCAGTGGTACGACATGCTCCACATGGAATTCTTTGCCGAGCTTGCAGTGTCCACAAGCGGCATAGTAACAGCGCCCTTTCTGGCGCTTCAGTTGTGCTTGAATGTCGTCGACGGTGTGCTTGCCGGGGGCAGCGCATAACTTTGAGCGGCGATTACTGTTAATGACTTTAATAATCTCAGGATGCTTTTCACGGTAACGACGTACTCGCTCCGCTTGCTGTTCACGATGCTTTGGTGCGTACTCTCGCATATATGCACGCTTTTCTTCAGCGTGTTCATTTTGCCAGCGCTTATTCGCTTCCTGCTGTCGTTCTGGATTGTTCATTCGCCAGACACGACTATTCTCCCGTGATTTTTCTGGGTTATTTTTTCGCCACTCACAGGATTTTGCCTTGTTACAGGTTTTGCACACTCCGTTCAATCCATCGTTCGCCCTTTTGTTGCCATGAAAATACGCCGTCGTCGCCGGGAACTCCTGCTTGCACTTGCTGCACTCCTTCATCCGCTCGTCAGTCATTGCTACCGCTTTCGAGCAGCCGCTTATCCTGCTCCCACCGCTCAATCGCCGCTCGGATGGCCGCCACCGGCTGCTGGCCGAAACCGACATACTCGACACGGCTCCAGTTTGGCTCTGGGATGATGATAATTTGAAGCCGCGCTAGCCACAGTCCCTTCGCTCTTTCCAGTTGACATTCGATAGTTTCCGGCAGGCTGTTGAGCATATCGTTGAAAGTGATCTCGTGGGGGCCCGTCATTGCGCCGCTGCCTTGCCAATCCTTACCGTGCTCACGCAACACCTGTAGCCGTTCCACAATGTCCTCACATGCGTGACCGAGCGCCCAGGACGGCGTATCTTCAGCGACAGCAATCGGCACATTGGCATACTGCACATCAGGAATATCGGACGTTACAGCGAGCCACAGGCCAGGCTTTGCCTCGTCAATAGTGATGGTCACGGTAATGCTCACTCGTTCCGCTCCAGCCACTCCAGGTAATCAGCCTTCGTCTGAACAATGATGACGTTTGGGCCAATGTCGCGTCGCCGGATGACCTCCACCGCGCCATAGTCGGTGTTCATCGTCGCCACATCGTCCAGCGGCGATTTGTAAATAAGGGGGATGAGCGCCACGAACGGCCCTTCGTGCCCGTGCGCGGCCATCTCCTCAAGCATGGTCATGATGATGTTGCGCGGATTCTGAGTCATCGCCCTTCCTCGCCGATCACCCTCAAAATCTCCCTGGCACTTTTTTTCCAGGTGAAGTGCTCCATCAGATACACCCGCCCGCGCCGCGCCTGCAACAGCGCATGGGCGTAGTGGCGGTGCACGTACAGCATCTGGCGATCTAAGGCCTCGATGTCCGCTTCTGCCCACTCGGCCCCCTCCGCATTCGCATCGTGTACGCCGAACTGCGCCGGCAGCATCCGCCCCACCGGCAGCGCATAGCCCCACTTCTCCACGTCCCAGAGGCCCAGCCACCGGGTGGCGATCACCGGCAGCCCCGCCAGCACCGCCTCCCTGGGCGGCAGCCCAAAGCCCTCGCCATACGACGGGAACACCAGGCACTGTACCCGCGCGAGCAGCGCGTGCCAGTCGGCCTCCGACGTTTCGCCGCCGATCACCTCAATATGCGGCTCGTCCAGCCCGGCGATCCACATATTGTCCCAGCCGTCGCGCGCCTTGATGATGAGCCTCACGCCCGGTTTGTCACGGAACAGCCGGTCGAACGCCAGCATCGCCAGGTGCGCGCCCTTGCGCATGTCGCCGAGCGTGTAGGCTAAAAAGGTGAACTCGGCAGGGTAGGGGCGGCGAGAGGTGAGATGCGGCGGATTGAGGTCCACGCCCAGGGGCACATAGTGAATGGGAATCTGCACGCCGCTGTCCCGGTACACCTCCACCAGCGGCGGACAGGGCACACACACGGCCTCAAACCGTTCGTTGAGCGCGTCCACCCACCCCTTGGACACGCGCGTGCTCTCGCTCATGGTGAAGGAGACGAGTCTGTCGCTGTCTGTGATGCGGTTGCCCCATTCCGGGCTGCCGGCCACCAGCACCGTGCCACCGATTTTTTTGGTGGCGTATTTCGCCTCGCCCTTTTTGGCGAGCGTGGGGAAGGCCGTCGTCACGCGCGTACCCAGCGCCACGAAGCCCTGGAGCAAGCCTGCCTCGACTTTGCCATAGCCTGTCGCCATATTCATTTCGGTGGGCGCAAATAGGGTAATCATGTGCTCATTGTAGCACAAACGTGCTGAGGGCGGGAACAAAAAGAAGCACCCGCGGTGCCTCTCCGTTCTCTATATTGAATTTCACTAACTAATCGTGGGATTTGTCCAGGTACCGCCGCCGCTGCGGAACGCCGCCACGCCGTTGGTGCGGTCTTCGCCCACGCTCACGCCGAACTCGAAGGGCAGCACCGCCCGCTTGATCGGGAACTGGTCGTTGCCCGACGCTTCCGGCACGATGTAGAAGCCGAAGCCCGCCTGCGGGTGCACGCGCACCTTGAGCGAATTGCGGGCGTTGAGTTCGCCATACGACTTGTGTAACCCGGAGTAGTTGGTTGGGACGCGCGCGGTGGCGAACAGTTCGATCAGCCCGAAGTCCGACTGGAAGTGGCCGAACAGCCCGTCCGACACCAGCGGCTCGCCGCGCACAAACAGTTGGTTGCCGCTCGACTCGCCGCCCCGGTCAATCGCCACCACGATGGGCGACACGTACTGCACGAACTTGGTCAGCGCCCGGTACAGCGCCACGTCGGCGCGGGCCACAATCCCCCGGAAGGGCGCGCGGTGGCCGTGCTCTTCTAGCGTCGCCGCCATGTTGTTGAGCTGCACGTCCAGCGTCACCGACCCGCTTGCCACGCCCATGTAATGGTCGTGCGAGGTGGTGAACGACTGCCCGGCGTAAGCGGGCGGCGTGAAGTCCACATCGCCGCCGGTGCCGCGCACGAACGGCACGTCGCGTCCCACCGACCCCACACTATTTTCGGTGTTGGTGAAGAAGCGTGTCAGGAGCGCCTTCTCAAAGCGCCATCGCGCCCGGTTGACGAGGGTCTGAATGGTGGAGTTGATCTGCGCCCGCCGCGCGTCGCGCCAGAACATCCACGACCCACCCACCGCGCCGCCGTAGGATTTCAGGTCAATCATGTGCCCGATGGTCTCGCCCTGCACCTGATCGGGGATGTCCAGGTCGGTGATCTCCGGTAGTTCCGTCACCGCGCCGCCGTCCGGGTATTCCAGCACCAGTTCTTCGGTGAGCGCAAAGAGCCAGCCCCAGTCGCGCACCAGCTCCTGGTTGAAGTCGCCCACGGCCAGCGAGA